ACAAGAACAGCTGTTGTACTGGCTAATCCATCTGAATATTTTATGTCTGTTCAAAGATTTTCTATTGATACTACATCATTGCCATTATTTATTCCACAAGTTGATACCAATCCAGATACTAATCCAAAAGGTGACCCCGATCAATTAATTTATAAAATTTTTATTTTTGGTGTAAGTACAAAAACATTTAATATAAAATATATCCCATCTGATTCAACGTTAACCCCACCAGATGTTTTAAATAATCCAGATGCACTTAGTGATCCTTACTATTTTGTATATACTTATCAAAAATTTATAGATATGATTAATAGATCTTTAATTGAATTTTTCCAAAACCAAGATGATGTCGGTGGTTCACTTTTATGTTATACACCACAATTAGTACTAAACAGACCATCTGGTAAAATTGATATCTGGTTTCCTGATTATACTACACTTGATATTGGTGGTCAAGCATGGAATATTCAACCAGCTGGTGGCTATGGTCTTTTTTTTAATAGTTCTTTATTTACTTTATTTTCTTCTTTAAATTCGTATTATGTCGGAAATGGCAGTAATAATAACTGGCCTTATTCTTATGCTTTACCTAGTGATGATTCATGGTATGGCGTAAATCCAACAGTACCCAGTCAAGGTTATAGTACTAGTCCACCATTTGATTCTAGTCCAGTACCATGGAATTCTTTACAGGCTGAAATTCCCTATCCAAGATCAACAACTTATACTGAATGGTCTAATTCTGTCGTGTGGCCATTTCCTAATCAAACATCTAATCCTGTTTATCCTGATAATCTATTAAATATCACAAACTTTCAATTTAATCGTTCTGCATATGCTTCTACACCAATTTGGAATCCTGTAAAAAGAATAGTATTAGTCAGTAATATTTTACCGATTACTAATAACTTAGAAGCACCCCCCAATATTTATAATTCAAATACAGCATTAGATTTACCTTATATCAACAATAATTTTTCCCCAACTATATCAGATATTGAAATTCCCTTAGTCAAGGGTAATGAAACTAAACCAATCGTATATTATACACCAATGGCTGAATTTAAATTGATAGATTTACAATCTAATGCCCCTTTTATAAATATTAGTTTTACGGCTTACTGGGTTGATGCACGTGGTGTAAAACATCCTTTATTATTGGATAGCGGTTGTGGTGCAAGTGTAAAAATATTATTTAGAAGAAAGATATTCAATTTGATCAAATTGCCAGATTATACAAAACCAGTTTAAATAATATATTTTTATATTATATATTATGTCAAGTCAAACATTATCAGGAAAATCAAATTTTAATACAGATCCAAATCATATATATTATAATCTACAAGTTTATAATAATGATACCACTGGAAATTCAGCGTCACAGCCTTTAAGATTTCAAGAAACAAGACTAGCACCAATTCTTGCTAATCCATCAGAATATTTTCTTTCAATTTTACGATTTAGTTTAGACACTGTATCACTACCACTAGTGATGCCACAAGTTGAAACAGATATACTAAAAAATGTTGATGGTAATCCTAATAAGTTAGTTTATCAAATTATGTTTTATAGTATTCCGTTAGGATATTCTGTACCATTTAATATACTTTTTATTCAACAAGATGAAACACTACCAGTACCAACAGCTGATCAAATACATAATGATCCAACAATAATCAGTAATCCATATTATTTTGTTTATACATATCAAAATTTTATAGATATGATTAATAGATCATTACTTCTTGCTATGAATGATTTTAATGATGTTTCAACAACACCACAAATAGTTTTTAATAAAAATACTAAAGCTTACGATATATGGTTTCCACCTGTTCCTGCTGATGAACTTAATAGACAAAAACCAAATAGATCAACTAGTGCGGAATTTGTTCCTGGTGTTTTTAATCCTGCATATGGTAATTCAGATAATTCTGATTATAATTTTAAATTATTTTTTAATCAACCATTATTTACTTTATTTTCATCATTAAATTCTGAATATGTTGGTTCGATACCAGATAGGGGTGATGGATGGTATAACGTCAACGCTGATCCAGCATTAATAAATCATGATCCAGCACTTCCTAATTTCTATAATAATTTAGGATTCGGAACAGCATTTTTTCCAGAAAATATAGATAGGTATATATGGCCTACTACTGAAGGATTTAATATTAACTACGCAGAATATTCATCACAACCCCTATGGAATCCTGTAAAACAAATAATATTTACCACAGCATTAATGCCTATCGTGAATCAGTTAGTCGGGACACCATTAATTCTAAATAGTAATATAGCACTAGACAATCCAGATGTAAGTAATAATTTTAGTCCCATCTTAACTGATATAGAAGTTGATCTACACAATGGGGACGAAACAAAACCAAATATAAATTATGTTCCTAGTGGTAAATATCGTTTAATTGATTTACAATCTAATATGCCTATAAATATTATAGAAATTTCAATAATATGGAAAGATCAGTATGGAAATCCCCATAATTTCTTATTAGAACCTGGATGTGGTGCTAGTATTAAAATAATGTTTAGAAAAAAGATATATAATTTACTTCAATTAGATGAATATACAAAACCAGTTTAAATAATTTATTTAGTTAAGAAATAATATATATAATTAATATATATATCATGTCAAACGATTTCAAAAAAATTTTAGTAAAAGATCCCAGACTTATGGTTACTGACAGTTTAAATTACGCTGTAATTAAAGGCGGACAAAATGTAGTAGTTCAACCACAGATAGCCATATCACAATCAACATCATCAATTAATTTCAATTTTCAAGTACCATCAGAACAGACCATAGTGGACAGAAATTTTACTATATCATCTAAAATGGTGGTAAGATTTCAAACTGGTACAGCTTGTAATTTAGTTTATGGTCAAAATTTTAGTCTTGCCCCCTTCCCTTTACACCAAACCACCACCACAATTCAAAGTACTATAAATAATAACGTTACCAGCATAAATATCCGTGATATATTACCTGCAATAATCAGATCAAATGATACACGTGAATTACAAAAGATGCATTCAGGCACACCTTGCACCCCTGACAGTATGTATTATTATAATGCTGGATTGGGTGGTACTTCTACTGCATCAGGTGCTGTTCCCAATTTATTATCAGGAAATACTTTAGGCAATTTTACGACATCTAGTATTGATACTGATTACGTACCGAATGGTGCATTTTCTGGTATTGCATCTAATCAATCTGGATCTACACCAGTATTATTAGAATGGGCAACAAGTTCAACCTATGGAACACTTGCCCCTGCTACATACAATTCCACACCTGCCACATACTGGCAATTAACATTTTATACATATGAACCAGTATTATGCCAACCTTATTTATTTTCTAATCCCGTCAGCAATAAACAAGGCATGTATGGTGTCCAAACAATTCAACTTCAGTATAATCTAACGGATGCTTCAAGAACTTTCCGCTGTGTAAGTTTTGATGCCAATGCGGTAGCGGTAACATTTGTTACTGCCCCAACAATTTACAGCGTAACAGGATCACAACTTTTAATTAATATGTTAACACCCCACCCATCTGACTTAATGCCACCCCGTAACGTTATCCCATTATTAACATACGACAGATATTTTTCAACAATCCAAAGTGCAACAATCCCCCCTAATTATGCTACACCAGTGACTGTATCATCTAATACGTATAATTTAACACAAATCCCCGATAAGATATGTATATTTTTACGTAAATCTATTAATGCACAAAGACCAACAGATGCGGATGTTTCACCCGTCATTTCTGGTATCAGTTTAAATTTCAACAATAATTCGGGCATTCTTGCAAGCAGTACGATCCATGACTTGTGGAAATTTTCCGTAGATGCAGGCAGTAATCAATCATTTAATGAATACTGTGGTCAGGCATATGCATATGATACTACAGCGGGTGCAGTCATTAAACCTACTGTAGGTTCTTATTTATGGCTTGATTTCGGCAAGCATATCCAACTGGTTGAAGACTTCTATTCACCTGGTTCGTTGGGGAACTTCCAGCTTCAGTTCAATGTCCAATTACAAAATCAATCTGCCAACGCCTTAACTGCTGGTACATATGAATTAGTATTATTGGTGATGTCATCAGGTCTGATGGTTTCGGAACGTGGCCAAACGTCGACCTATTCTGGAATTTTAACTAAATCTGACGTCTTAGATGCCAGTCAACAACAACCCTTAAGTATAACAAGCGTGGAAAGAATTGTGGGCAGTGGTTCATTAGATAAGGGTCGTGCATTACCAAAACATTTAAGCAATATGCTTTTACCCCATCATGGTTCAATAAATCCTATAGTATCTAAAGTAATGGAAGTAAAAGATGCAATGTCGAAACGTTTAATGTAATTATAAAAGATTTAAATAATTTATTTAGTTAAGAAATAATATATATAATTAATATATATATCATGTCAAACGATTTCAAAAAAATTTTAGTAAAAGATCCCAGACTTATGGTTACTGACAGTTTGAATTATGCCGTTTGTAAAGGTGGTCAGAATGTAACGCATGTCCGTATGCCTGCCATAAGTGCCACACCAAACGCTTTAAATTTCGTAATTCCCTTCCCTTCTGAAAGCACTGTTTTAGATCGTGAAGTATTCTTGAATACACAGACCGATTATTATATTACTTTTGGTAGTGCGATTTCTGGTGTACCTTATTATCTAACTGCACCAGTGGCCAATGTTGCCGTTGCTACTGGCTATAATTGCCCTTTAGTGCTTGGGTATAACATAAGTCCTGCTAGTTTCCCCAGTCAAAGAACTATGGAAACAATTCAAGTCCAAATAAATAATAACATTGACACTATAAACAGTTCAGATGTATTACCAGCTTTATTACGTTGTTCTGATGCTATCGAATGGGAAAGATATAATCTTTCAACAGCATCTATTGATAGATTTCAAGATAATATATCTGAAACATTATCCATAAATAATAATAATATGGGATCATATGATTTAGTACAAGGAAATAAATCAATTCCCAATGGTTCTAATCCTAATATTTTATATGCTTTAAATGCTACCACACCTAGAAATAGTGATGGATCACCTAATTTTTTATTTAATGGTTTATCACCTAATCAATACGGATATACATCAGCTGGTACAAAATATTTCTTATTACGTGTGTCTTCTATTGAACCATTAATAGCCCCCCCTTTCATCTGGAATAAAACATTAAATAATAAACAAGGTATATACGGAATTCAGAACCTACAAATAGTCTGCAATTATAAAGGAAATTTAAATAAGGCATTAAAGATATCAGATTTTGCTGGTCTTGCTAATGGAAATGGTGTCCAAGGTTCAAATGGTAGACCAATTTGGGTGTCTGGTTTTTCACAACCTACAATCACCCAAGTAGTTAATACAGCAGAATTACAAATGAAATATATTACACCCCACACCACAGACATTATGCCAGCACGTAATGTATGCCCACTTTTACAATATCCAAGATTTATCACATCAAACGTAGGAACTATAAGTAATGCTTACAGTTCCGCATGGAATTCTAGTGACAATAACCATCAATACATAAATATTAGTACATATGCATTTATTAATGGCATGACTAACCAAATCACTGGTGATTCTTTAGGCACAAACCCCCCATCATCTATTAGTGTACCTTCTGCAACTATACAATCACAAACATTTACACTAAATATGATACCAGATAAATTAATAATTTTTGTACGTCCAGGTGGGGATTATCAAAGTACATCACTTATGAACGATTGGGTGTTTCCTATCACCAACATATCTATACAATGGAATAATCATGCTGGCATTCTTGCGAACGCTAGCCAGGCCCAATTATTCCATATGTCGCAAGAATCAGGAAGCAATCAAGATTGGAACAGCTTTATTGGTGTCACTAATACTATATATAATCGTTATTCTGCAATGGTTGGTAATAGTTATCAACCAAATGCAGTCCAGACAGGTTTAGGCACATCAGCACTACCAGGCTACGCTGCGATTGCCCAGAATTACCAGACTGCCACGATTGGTTCTTATTTAATGCTTGATCTAGCTAAACACCTTGAAATTACTGAACCTTACTTTTCCCCTGGTTCTTTAGGTTCATTCCAATTACAAATTACCTTAACTATACAAAATTATTGCACACGTAATATCGGTACAAGCACTATATCACCAGAAATAGTAATAATCCCAGTAAATTCAGGTATCCTAGTTAACCAACATGGCCAAACATCATCATACCTTGGAATCTTAACTAAATCTGACGTCTTAGATGCTAGCTTACAAGAACCATTATCTGAATTAGATGTAACCAGATTAATTGGTGGTAGACATCACAGTGGAAACGTATTACCCAAATCAGTAATGCCTGGTGTTTCAAGAAAAAATATGGAAATTTCAAGCCATTCAATGTCGAAACGTTTAATGTAAATTTAATTTAGTTCAATTTTATTATATATATTAAATATATATAATCAAAATGCCAATCGATACACCTTACAATAGAATGATTGCCCAAAGATATAACGATATGAATCGTGCAAAAGTTGCCTATGTCGATAATCATTTACTGGATACCGTTTCTTCACCTGCTGGATATGCTACTACAGGATATGAACCAAGAACTATCGGATCTGGTGTTGGTACATATGAAAAAAAATCATCATGTCCTAAAGGTCATAAAGTATGTAAATGTGGTTCTGGTGTTGCCCATGGTGTTGCCCATGGTGCTGGTATAAGTGCTACGTTATGTGGTCGCGGAAATCGTGGATTAGAACCTGCAGTGCGTGTTGATATGGCATTAGGTGCTGGACCAAAAAAAAGAAAAGCAAGTCAAGCTGAATTAACCAATTTATATTCTGAATTATCATCTGGATCTGGTCATGCACACGGCGGTGCTAGACTTTACAAAACAGCCAAAAATGGTGGTGGTCATGCCCGTGGTAATGCACGTGGTCAAGCCCGTGGTAATGCACGTGGTTTTAAAGAAATTGTAGAAGGTGTAAAGAATATATTTAATAAAGGAAAGAAAGTTTATGAAACAGGAAAAGAAATTTATGATGTAGGTAAGAAAGCCTATGATGTAGGTGTAGAAGCTAAAAAAACATACGATAAATTAACCAAGAAAGAAGGGGGTGCGGTAAGAACAAAACGTGAAAAACATTCTGAAAAATATAAGGGGATAGTAGCACACGGAAAAAAGAAAGTAAATAAGCGTGCGGAAATCGTCAGAAAAATAATGAAAGAAAAAGGTCTTAAGATGATAGAAGCATCAAAATATGTAAAAGCACATAATTTATATTAACTTCAGATAATTATAATTTATATTATAATTATATGAATATAAATATACAACCTTTAATAATAACATTAAAAACATTATATGTGCTACCATATAATGATGAAAAGAAAATAAATAAATTTATTATAAATAAAATAAAGGGTCTTATGAATAAAATTGGGGAATCGTATGAAATAAAAAATATTTATAGTAATGGAACACGATATATAGGTCTTGAAATAATAACAGAAGATTTTACAGATATAAAACTTGATTATTTAGAAACTTCTTTACGTTCTATAAAAGATTATAGACCAAGGCGGAAAATAATGATAGAAATTTAATCTTTTATCTTTTCTAGTTTCTTTCTTTGTCTGTATTCTTTGTTTCTTTTAGTATAAGTATTAATATTAATTAAATAATATTGTCTTTTATATTCTTTTATATCAGAAGTTTTTTCTTTACAAATTTTAGGTTTTTCAACTGGTATAAAAAAATCTGTTTTATATTTATTATGAAATTTATCTAACGTTTCAAAAAATCCCATTATATAATCTAAATAATATTTTTATTATATAAAATTATCTAATAAATATTTCTTCGAAATATTTATATGTCCTTCGGACAGGGCGATTTTTAGATTATTACTAGAATAATCTAGATCACACCTGATTATGCTATGGAATAATAAATTTATTATTCCTATGTATAATCAGAAATCTATATATAATAATCTAAAAAAATCAAAAATGCCCATAGAATAATCTAAAAAATCGCCCTGTCCGAAGGACACATAATTATTTCGAAGAAATAATTATATAATATTAAATTATAGTATATAATGGATAATGAAATAATCGGTGATGGACTAA